TCAGGTGTGGGCGGGGATGTTGTCGGTCCACGGGCCGAACGCGCTACCAGCGTCGCTCCACCTGGCGAGGATGACGTAGGACGTGCCGCCCGCGAGCGGCGGCGAGATCAGGCGATAGCCGTCGCGACTCATGCTGAGCCAGTCACTGTCGCCCCCCGATCGAATCTTCCCGGTGATCCTGAGATCGGGCCGACCTTCCGGCGGTACGAACGAGACGATGGCGCAGCCCTGCGAGTTGTAGGAGACCGCCCCCGCCCTGACCGGGACCGGGAGACGGTCGGGATGCGCCTCCGCCTCCTCCGCATCGTCGTCCTCCACATCGGCGGGCGCGGTGCCCTCCTCTGTCGCCGGGTCCCAGGCATAGGCAGTCGGAGTGAGGCTGCGGATCTGGAACGTCGCGCCGACCGGCTTGCCGCCGTCGATATTGATGCCCCAGCCGTCGACCATGAACGGCATGTCGATCGAAAGCTCGGGGATGCGGACGGTGACGGTCCGCTCGTTGATCGCGTTCAGCCCGAGCAGGTTCGTGGTGATCGATCCCTGCCACTTCGGGTTCTGCTTGTGGTAGTGGATCTTCGCCAGCCGGCGCGCCTGCGACGGCGAGGGGCACATGTCCACGTCGAAGTCGGTGACGATGCGCCCGCGCCGCGCCTGGTCCGCATCATCCACCCACGGGTCAGGCTCGGCAGTCTGGTAGTCCTGCTTCGGGTCGACGTAGGTGATCCGCACCTCGTTGAACGCGACCATCCGGTCGGCACCCTCGACGAGGTCGGCGTAGGAGACGATCATGCTCTCGTCGATGACGACGGTGGGCGGGGTCCACGTGCCGCCGCGGAGGCCGATCCGGCCCTCCGAAGTCAGGTAGAGCTCGGCGTCGCAGGTTTTCGTCATCCGGTCGAGGACGGCCTTGCCTTCGTCCTCGAGGCTGTAGGTCCCCCAGAGCCGATACCTGCGCTCGGTGGTGCCGTCCTTCTTGTCGACGATCTGGCCGCACGTGCTCGCGAAAGCCCCGACGCTGTCCCAGTCGATGTCGTCGCGATCGATCCCCTGGAACCCGTCGGCCGCAGTCAGGTAGTCCCCGATGCAGAGCCCGGCGTTGTCATTCCACCCAGTCAATCCGGTCCGGGGATCGTAGACCTCGGACGCCTTGACCTCGATGGTGACGGAGGTGTTGTAGCTCTCCGGGAAGATCGTCTGCAGATCTTCGAGGGGCGGGGACTGGAACCGGACGAAGGCATTGGCAATGCCCCGAAGGCGGTGCTCGGCGGACCATTTGATCGGCCAGGCCTGAACCATGGCCTCATACGCCACGGCGTCCTGGTTCCCCATCCTGGTCGAGATCTGGACGTAGCCGACGAACGGCTCGGTGGTGACGTTGCCGGCGGCGTCGAGGCTTACCTTCTTGTCCCCAATCCAAATCCGCTCGATCGAGGAGATGCGGCCGGTGCTGAGCAGAATGATCTGGTAGAGCTTCCCGTCCTTCTGATCCCAGAACGCTCGCGGGCCGCCGAGCTTCGCCCATCCATAGGAACGCGTCCGCTCGGCCGCCGACTGATTGATGACGGCCTGGTATTTCGTGCTCGGCGCCGACGGCTGCTTCGGCCGGAACAGGACCGACGCGACGAGCTGGGTTCCGATGCCGACGATCAGGTTCGCGGCGACTGTCGCGAGCGCCGACGAGATACCGAGCGTCGCCAGATAGGCCCCCAGCGAGGCGGCGAGTGAGGTGAAGAATGCCACGTCACCTCACCCACGCCGTCTCGACAGGCCGATAGCCGAGGCGCGCCAGGAGATGCCTGGCGGACCCGGTCTCGCCCGTCGTCATCCTGATCCGGGCGCACCCCCGCTCGGCCGCCCACGCCTCGAAGCGCCGCAGGAGCGCCAGCCCTTGCCCGGGCCGCTCGCAGTACCAGCCGTGCTCGATGGCGATCGGCTCCGCCCCGAAGGGCGAGGAGCCGACCTCGCCGACGAGAAACGCCCCGTCCCCGACCCACGCGAACCCGTGCTCGATGATCGCCGCCAGCCGCGCCACGGTGGTCGGATAGTCCAGCGCGACCGGGATGCCGGTGACGCGGCCGAGCTCCTCCGCCATCCGGAAGACCTTCGGAATGTCGGCGAGCGTGGCGGGGCGGATCACTTCGTCGCCGGCCAGTTCAGCGATTTGTGGGCAAGCCGCGCAGCCTGCTCGAGACCGCGGTCGCCAGGGAACCGGCCCTTCTGGCTGCGGTCGGTATAGAGCCCGTAGGCCGGCTTGTTCCGATCGGCCCAGAGGTTGTTCGCCGGCACGACGATTGTCTTCGTGGTCAGGTCGCCGCTGAACCTCGGCTTCGCCATCTTGCCGGCCCAGATTGCCACCGGTCGGTCGAGGTTGGAATGCACCTGCTCGGCCAGGCCGGAGCGGGTCGCCGATGTGTGGAAGAACTGCAGGTAGACGACGACCTTGCGGTCTGCCACGCGATCTGAATCGCGCTGCGCGAGGGTCACGACACCCTGACCTTCGCTCTCGCGAACGATGGCTTCGATTTCCGGGTCCACCTTCGACAAGGTGAACGTCGCCTCCGTTGCCGCGGTGCCGCCCTGCCACTCGATGCCCTCGACGGAGATCAGGGTGCCGAGACCGAGCCATTCGTATCCACCGGCGCGCAAGGTGCCGAAGCCCACCCACCAGCGGCGCGGGGCGTCCTTGAAGTCCATCCAGACCAGGAGCGAGGCGCCGATATCCCGCTTCGCCGCGGCCGCGGCGACGGTTTCGCTGAACAGCGGCATCAGGAGGCCTCCGTGAACTCGACGGCGACTTCGCCGTAACGGCTCTCGCCCATGTCGAGGACGCCGGTATCGTCGTTGGCGAGGTGCATCCGGCAGACCGGGCGACCGAGGATGAGGGGCGTCCCACCCCCAACGTCCTCCCGGAGTGGCGGCCAGAACTCCACGATGGCCGTGTTCGTCCCGGATCGTGACGCCGGGCTTGCCTCGCCGTAGATCAGATCGTTGCCGTCATACTCGAGGCCGATGCCGTTGAAGCGCAGCCTGTTGCCCGTGGCATGAATCAGCCGCTCCCGCTCGATCAGCCAACACCGCGCAACGAGGTAGAGCCGCTCGCCGATGCCGAAGTAGTGGCCGGGCCGGAGCGGCGCGACGTGCGGATGCGAGACGGCGATCTGCGTCGCCCGGAGCGCAGACGGCCCAAGCGTCCACATGATCGGGGTCTCGCGGTAGCCGAGCCCGCCGCCGTCACCGAGGTTTTGTCGACCGCGCCCCCAGCCGATGCCGTTGCCGGCAGCGATCGGCACCAAGCGCCCGTTCATGTCGGTCGGCCGGTCCCGCGAGATTATCGGCACCAGGACCCGCCCCGAACGGCCGTCCAGCGCGGCGTAGAGTGCCCGCCACGACAGCGCGCGCTCCCGATGCACCTTCACCGTTCCCGTCACCGTCCAGTAGCCGCCGGCGCTCGATACGGCCATCTCGCTGCCATCGAGCGCCGGCCCGGCGGACGCGCTTTGCCCGGTCTTTCGCGGGGTCAGGAATGCCGGCAGGTCGTGCGGCCAGGTCTCAGCCACGGGCCTGCGCCTTCGCCACCGCGCCAGCCGCGCGCTTGTCCACCACCTTCGCCGCCACCTGCCCAGAGACGTTCACGATCCTGGCGTCCAGAAGCTGGTCGTTGAGAAGGATCTGCACCGCTACCCCGCCTCCGCCCATTGCCGCTTGCTGCCCGCGCGTCAGCACCCGCTCGCCACGTTGAAGGATGGCGGGCACCTCGCCGGGGACGAGGCCGCCGGTGTGATAGCGCCTGGCGCCGCTGAAGACGGCAGGATTGACGAGACGCGGCGTGCCGTCGCGGCCGACGACGCCGCCGGAGTGATACAGGCTGGCGAGGAAACCGGTGCCAGCGGCGGGTGCGCCGGCAGAGCCGCCGCCGAAAAGCCCGCTGAAGATGCCCGGCGTCAGGCCGCCGTTCGGGCCAGAGAAGAGGTTGTTGAAGGCGATGTCGATCAGCTTGTTGCCGATGTTCTTCAGGGCGTCGGCGAACGAATCCGCGTTCAGCTTCCCCTCGGCGAGATCATCCACCAGGCCGCGGATGGCATCTTTGCGGGCGCCGTTGATGTCCCGGATGTTGTCGGCGATCCGCCCTTGGCTCTCGTCGAGCTGCTCCTTCGCGGCGGTCGCCTGCGCGTAAGCCTCGGCAAGCTCCTCGATCTGCCGCTTCTGCTCGGCCGTGAGGTTGACCCCCGCCGCCTGCGCCGCCGAGAGCAAGCTCTGCTGCGCCTCCGCCTTCGCCATCGCGTAGCCGTAGTCTTCGATGTACGGGTTCAGGCCCGCCTGCGCCTCTGTCTGGCCTACGAGGGCGGCAGTGCGCTTGCGGATCTGGTCGATCTCCTTTTCGAGCTCGTCCTTTCGCGTGCGTCCTTTCCGACCCTTGCCGCCGCCACCGCTCGATCCGGGTGGCGGCGGCGGCGTAGTCAGACCACCGCCGAAGCCTGCCGTTGATGTTGGCGTTTCGCTGTCGCGAGCGTCCCGAGCTTGGCTACGCCGATCAAGCGCATGGATCTTGGCGTTTCGACTGAGGTCGCCAAAGTAGTCCCTGCTCAGGGCATCCTTGATAGCGTCTGCGGCCTCCGCGCCGGTCTTCGCGGCTGCATCCACAAACTTGTTCTCGAACCTGCCGAAGCTGACCTCATTAAGGTCCGGAATAAGCTTGTCTCCGAGGCCAACTTTCGATGCAGCCCAGTTCACCGCGCTATTGAGCCCATTGATCTTCCTTACGACCTCATTGATCGCCGCCTCGATTGCGGCAATCATGAGGTTCATGGCCCCGACCGCCGCAGCGCCGATCACGTTCGGCAGCACCGTGAAATTCGCTTTCACGATCTCGTAGAGTGCGACCACCCCACCGATCATGCCGTTGAGGACTTCCTTCACCGAGGAGCCGACATCGGACCATGACACCTCGACACCCGAAACCGCTGTCGTGATGGCGTTGATAATCGACAGGAATGCGTCGCTCGTCTGCTTCGCGGCCTCGGAGGCGGCGCTTACGATCCCCTCCCAAAGCGCGCCGGCATAATCTTGGAGATTCGCCATCTCCCCGGAGATCGGATGGATCTCATCCCCGAAGGCACTCAAGGCGATGGCGGCCGCGGCCGCGCCTGCCGCGAGCGCCAGAAACGGGTTGGTGGCAAGCACCAACGCCTGAGACCCCGCCACCTTCAGAAGCGCCGGGGCGTACCCGCTCAGGAGCACCACGCCAGCCGCCGCAGCCGCGGCCGCAACATCGTCGATATGACCGGCCAGCGCGCCGAGCACCGTGTTGATGGCCGTCGTGACGCCGGACGCCTCGACTGCCTTGCCGATGTACTCGGTGACCGCATTTCCGAGCTTGGTGAAGCCGTCCGAGATCGTCTGGTTCGTCTGCGCGAA